AAGACTATGGTAGAAAATATGCTACACATGGTCTTGGTGTCATTCAAATGGGTTCACAATTTAATAATGTGAGTAATTACTTTCACCAAGAGTTGCGATACAATTGCGATGCATGGGGTTACAAGTCTCCTATTTACCGATGGGACAACAACGATAATCTACGAAGTGTATTTCTTGCATTGTGGCGATTGGGTAATAAAGAACTGTCAGTTAGTTCCTATATCTCTTCATTTAGATTGAGTGCCTATATTGCGACACAATTCAAACCACAAGTCGCAAAGTTTCTGTATCAGATTACAAACGCAAAAACTGTATTTGATTCATCTTGTGGTTGGGGTGATAGATTGGCTGGTTTCTATTGTTCTGATGCAGATGAATATTATGGTACAGACCCTAATGACCAGACATTTGAAAAGTATTATGAACAATGTTTAGTCTATGAAAGATTTCTTGGTGGGCACCCAAGAACTGTAAAAGATGATAAGCACTTCATTGTTGAAGGTGTCAAACGAGTTGAAATTCACAGATGCCCAGCAGAAGACTTTGATTATTCTATTTTGCCTAAGATTGATTGTGCATTTACTTCACCGCCTTATTTTGCAACAGAGAAGTATAACACAACAGGCAAACATTCAAATGAACAATCATGGGCAAGATATACGACTTATGAAGAATGGCGAGATGGTTTCTATCTGCCGGTAAATCAAAAGACATTTGATTCTTTGAGTGACAATGGTTATCAATTCGTCAACATCATGGATCCAAAGATTAAGACAAAGAGATATTATGCAAGTGATGATTTGATTGATAATCTTACTGAAAGAGGTGCAACCTTCTGTGGTCAAATGGGTATGAGAATTATGCAAAGGCCAAAGAATGTTGAGAACTTAGATGAGTTTATGCATAAGATTTACATTGAACCAATCTGGTGTTTCAGTAAGAAAAAAGGTGAATTCAATCTTGTAAATGACTATATGAATACTGGTGCCCTAGACAGTTTCTTCGGATAAATATAAGAATCACATAACGGAGTGTTCATGGGTTCATTTAAAAATTATCTAAAAGAAGATGCCACCGAGGGCGCAGTCTTTGAAGAAGTCATTGTAGCGGCTTGGAACGGAAAGCCTGAACCAAAAACTGAAACTATTGCACCAGATGCAGGTAAAAAAATTGTTAAGTATTTGAAGTCGCAGAGTATCACCGGCAAATCAGCATCAAAATTGGCAACAAAAGGTGTTGAGGTGACTGGTGAATGGTCTAAGTTTTGGTTACCTGAGAAAGTTCCACCTGCAACTAAAACACCAAAGACAGACATTCTTATTGGCACAAACAGAATCTCATTAAAGATGGGTGCAGCCCAACTTATGTCTGGTGGTGCGAATGAATCTAAAGCAACATTCTATGCAGCTCTCCGTTCAATGGAAAAAGCAGGTATCGATGTTGAACAGGATTTATTCAAAGAAATTTGGTCTAAGATAGACACACTTACTAGAGGCGCAATCGCTAAAGGTAAAGTAGAAGGCGAGATTCAAAAGGGTAAAGATAAGTTTCTGAAAAATGCAAACAAAATAAACAACGATGTTAAAGCATTAATGCAAAAAGCATTTGCAGAGAATGAAGATTTTCGTAGAGCATTTGTTAGAGAAGCAATGACTGGTGAAGTTAAGTTTGGACCAAAAACACAAGCATATGCTGAATATGTTTTATCAAGTGACCCAAGTGGTGATGCACCACATTTATACAAATCAACAAACAAAGCATTTTTAGATAAAGTTGTTGCGAAGAGTGGCGTTACAGTTAGATTTAAATCAACATCTATCAAAACAAAAGGTGGTAAAACCGGTGAGTATAGATATTGGACAGTTGTTGCATTGGGTGTAAAAAAGTTAGAAGAAGAATTAGAATACTACAATGGTGCATTACTAACCGAAAACATTATTACAGGTATTGTTGAGAGAGTTAAAAATTATTTAATGAATCTCTTTCAAAAGGCATATGAATATCTGAAGAGTGGTGTTCATAACATTGCTGAATTCTTTGACTTGCAACCTGATGTGCAATTTAATAACAACATAGATTTTACGGAGTTATAATGGCAAAATCTTATTCAGCTGCAGAATTGACTAGGATGCAAGAACTTGGTTCCGCATGGATATTTCGTAGAGTATTAAATGATAATCAAAGATATAATACTCCAGATGATATTGTAAAAGATAAAAAATATAGTGAGTTGGTAAAAATTTATCCAGCAATAAATGCTGAATGGTTGAAAGCATTTCATGCTCAACAAAAAACTATGTTTAAAGAATTTTCAGCATCTAAGTTTACAGAGTTTACAAGAGATGGTGGATTCATGGATTACATTACAGAATTAGTCAGAGTAAAATTTAAAATTGCTAAAAAAGATTCTTGGAATCCTGCTGATATTTGGTGTGTTCAGAATGAACAAAAAGTTATTGCGGATGTTAAGAAGACAATTGAAGATGGCAAAGCATCTAGTCTTTTAGAATTAAATGCTCTTATGAGAACAATGTATAAACAAAGAAGACTTGTTGGTGTTTCTTTGAAATTGATTTCTGGTAAAGAAGCGAAGTACGAAGAAGTTAATATAAACGAAGATGATTTTCCCGATAAGAAGAATTATAATTTTAATATTTCATCGATGAAGTGTCCTTTAAATTTAAAAAACGGAACACAGTTTGCTACACAAGATACTAGAATTATTGTAGATGGTGATGGTGTAAAATATGATTTTCAGATTAAAGCAAATAGCACATCTGATTATAATAACTTAAAATTTGAACCAACATCATCAGCGGGAACTAAAGCACGATTGGGTAAAACACCACTTGACTTGTTAGCGAAACTATTGAAAGATTATAAACTGCCATTTAAAAATAGTCATAAAGAATATCCAATGACTAGTGCAGAGTTTAATGATAAAACTTCTTTACAATACGCTACAAAAGTATACAATTCGATTGCAGCTGCAAAAGTTGATACTGGTGTAAAAAATGCAGGAGAGTTTATTGCGAATATGCAAAAAGTATTTACACTTGAACCCCACACAGCAAATTCCAAGTTAATGCAATTGAATTTTTTATATAATATTTGTGAAATGAAAAAAGAAGAAAGAGATAATCTTTTAACCGATATGTGCTTTCTTGCTCAGAAAAAAGGCAGTCAGTTCGGTCCATTTGGAAAATTATACTAAAATGAATTTCACACAATTTTTAACCGAAGCAAAAAAAGAAGGTGCTAATCTTCACTTAGAACATATTGAGGATGAGATTCTCAATCGTGGTGTTGCGGGCGCCAGAGATGCAATTAACTTTTTGCAAGCGTTGAGAGATATGCTTGCAGGTCATTCACAAACAAAAGTAAATGTCACAACAAAATGGGATGGTTCACCTGCAATCTTTTGTGGTGTAAATCCTGATAATAACAAATTCTTTGTTGGTACTAAAGGTGTTTTCAACGCAAATGCAAAGTTGAATTACACCGATGCAGACATTGATACGAATCATCCAGGTGAAGGTCTAAATGCAAAACTTAAAGTTGCACTAAGATATCTACCAAAACTTGGTATCAAAGGTGTATTACAAGGTGATATGATGTTTGCAAAAGGTGACCTCTCTGAGAAAACACTTGATGGTGAAAGTTATATTACATTTCAACCAAACACATTAGTCTATGCTGTACCTACTGATTCTAAGTTAGCAAAGACAATGCAAGCTGCACAAATGGGTGTTGTGTTTCATACTTCATACACAGGCAAAACATTTGCTGATATGAAAGCATCATTCAATATTGATATTAAAAATTTAACACCAACTAAAGATGTTTGGTTCCGTGATGCATATTTTACCGATGCATCTGGTACTGCATCATTCACAGAAGAAGAAACAAAAACAATCACCTCTATTTTGTCTACTGTTGGTTCTACATTCAAACAAACAAATGCAATGTCTATCAATAGAATATCATCAAGTGATACTGTTAGAGAATATATTAAGACTTTCAACAACACCAAAGTTAGAGAAGGTCAAAAGATTACAAATACAACTGCTCATGTGAGAGAATTAATCAAATGGATTGAAGAGAAGTTGAATAAAGATATTGTCTCCGCAAAGATGGAAAAAACAAAGAGAGATAAGACCATGATTAAAAATGAAATCATGCGTACTATTCGTGGCAGTTCAAATGACTTAATCAAAATTTTTGATATGCAGAACGGCATGGTTGATGCCAAGAATATGATTATCAAAAAGTTGCAACAACTAAGACAAGTAACAAGTACATTCGTACAAACTGAAGATGGTTTTAAAGTAACGAATCCTGAAGGTTTTGTTGCTGTTGATAGACTAAAAGGTAATGCAGTTAAGTTGGTTGATAGATTAGAATTCAGTCATTTGAATTTTACTGCACAGAAAAATTGGAGTAAATAATGCCAGCATATGATATAAACAAAATTCTTGCTGAGTATGGAGATAATGATTTTGGATTCTCTGCGGTATCAGAAGAAGAATACAATGCAGTAATCATTCAAAAAGATGAGACTGTTGAAGAATACAAAGCAAGATTGGAACAAGTTGAAAAACTAATTATGCCTTTTTTATCCAATCTTTTAAAGACGGCAGATAAACCATATATTAATTGGCCGAATAGAAAACCAATTCTTGAAGCGCAGATACAAAAGATTCTTACCTTGACTAGAGGATAAAATGTCAGAAGCAATTCAAAGAATAGCAAAATCAAGATTGTTAATGGAACAGATAACCGAAGCAGGTTATGCTGGTAACATTGGCATTATGGAACTGGTAAAGTTTCAACAAAAGGCTTCACCTGAGCAGAAAAAGATGTTACAATCATATATTGATAAAAAGAAAGTTAAAGATGCCTGGAAATTGGTACAAGATGTTACAGGCATGAAGTTGCATAAGAGTGTGCATGAAGGAATTAGTCCTGACATATTACCAAAGTCTGGTGCAGGTGCCGATGGTACTGCTACATTGGTGAATACATATAAGAACGATACACCTGGTCAAGGTCGTAAGATAAAAAGATTTAAAGAATTTAATTAATAATTGGAGTTGTTATGAATGATATAGTGATTGGTAGTATTACTGGCTATGATTTTGACAAAATTAAACCATGGGTGAACTCGTTAGACAGAAGTGGTTTCACTGGCACCAAGGCCATGCTTTGTTATAATGTTTCATATGAAACAGTTGAAGAGTTAGTTAAACGAAACTACACTATCCTTGCTTTCAAAAAGGATGATGAAAACAAAAGATTTGTGTACAGAGATGACTTCTCAATTGTAGTTGAGAGGTTTTTGCATCTATGGTATTTACTGAAACAGTTTGAGGGTAAGTATCGATACATTGTTACGACCGATGTTAAAGATGTAATCTTTCAATCTAATCCTTCTACTTGGTTAGAAGAGAACATGAATGAAGCACAAATTAATGTTGCATGTGAATCAATCAAATATAAAGATGAAGATTGGGGCAGTCACAATCTTATGAAAGCATTTGGTCCTTTGATTCACGACCACAACAAAGACAGATTGATTTATAATGCAGGCACAATCTCTGGCAAGTTTGACACTATGCTTCCTTTGTTCCTCAATCTCTATATGTTATGTAATGGCACATCACACTTCACGGAAGGTGGTGGCGGACCAGACCAAGCTGCATTGAATGTATTGTTGAATATGAAACCATACAGAGACATTACAAGATTTACTGCCTCCGAAGAAGGATGGGCTGCACAACTAGGTACAACTGGTCCACAAGTCGCATCTAAGTATGGTGATAAATTGATTGAGAAATGTCCAACTCTAGTTGGTGATACAGTATGCACAAGTGATGGCAAACCATTTGTATTGGTACATCAGTATGATAGAGTACCTGAGTGGAAACAAATAATTGAGAAAAAATATGCGTAATGTAATTTTCTGCCCTGTCGGCATTCCACTTAACTACCATGATGCATATGATAAAGATAATCATTGGCGCAAGACAGATGGTATTCAAAGAAACTATGAAACAGTTGTCTATCAATACAAAGACTTTGATATTGAACCGAACTCATACGACCAATTAGTTAGAGACACAGGTTTCAAATGGGACTTGGCAAAACATTTCCTTGATACATTTGATTACAGAGACTATGATTACATTGGATTTTGGGATGATGACTTAGTTACTGATATTCAAAGTGTAAACAGAGCATTAGAGATTGCAACAAAAAAAGATATTAAGATGTTTCAAATGTCTACTATCGCAGGCTCAGAATCTACACATCAAATATTACATCAAGTTCCTGGTTACAGTTACAGTCTAACAAACTTCAATG